CACGAACATGGTAAAAAATACTTCACATACCTTATTAGTTTATTTGTTTATTAGAAACCGAAATCGGTCATGTGCGTTTGCGTTTGGTACCTTTAGAAACTTTTACAGAAGATCTGATGGTTTTGGAACGTCTTTGTAAACCTGCCTGAAATATAAATTTCCTTCCTAAAGGATACTGATCTAAATCTAAAGACAATTTTTCTGTTAAATCTACGTTCCAAAATGTATATTTTCCAAATGGGTCTTCTTTGTCCTTTGGAGCAACTGCATCAGGACATTTAGTAGCTTTAGAGTCAATATATCTGTAAATATCATGCACAGCATTGTCTGGTGTGGGAACAAACCCTAGTTGCCACTCTTCTAAAATACCTGCATTCATTGCATTTATCTGTGTTAATACCTCAGCCTTTAAAGGCACTTTACATAGTTGTAATATAATAGCTAATTGATATTCTTCTACATGCCTTAAAAATTCTCTAATATTTTGTGTATTATATTCAGTTATAGTACTACCATCAGAAGTAACACTTATGGTGAAATTAGTGTTTCTTGTATTATCAGCAACAGTAATAAACATTTGATTCCCCCACAATATTCCATTGTTGTGGCCTTGTGCCCTTCGTAACCAAAACGGTCTGTTAAATAATTGAGCATCTGAAGTTACTAAAGAGCCACTAACAGTAGGAAAATATGTGGAATTTGCTAAAACACGTTGTTGCTGGCCTGTTTGTGCTGGTAAATAAAAGTTATGATCCTGATTGACAGCGTCGTCAGGAATAGCATCGCCTACTGCACCTCCTCTAACAAAATAATGTCTAGCATAACATTGCTCTCGTCTTGCAAAAAAGAAACATGCATCGCCATATACATCATTGGCCATAGTTAAAAAATCTGGATATTTGCAAGTTTCATTCACTATGTCTAAACTGACATCTGACTTAGTAACCGATAACACTTTGTTATTTATATTACCAAAGCCTATATCAAACATGTCTCCATCTTCAATCACAGTATTTTTAAGTTCTAATGGAGGACATTTTCCAGCTTGGTTATTTTCTTCTGATGCACAAACAGGAGCTCTATCCCAATGTTCCCCTAAACAGGGAACACATCCTACTATAAACATTTGAACCTGTTTTGGATCAAAGGAAGTATTCTGTCTGTCATCAGTAGAACCTCCCTGGTAGCCACTATTATTTTCTGTGTCCTTAACTTTATTAAATAAAGGGTGGCCTGATGTGCCTACACCTAATGGTTGTCCTCTGCCTATTTCTAGGCCTGCACAGGCCCAAACCAACCTTTCTTTTTCTGGATTATAAACAGACATATCTGCTAAAGCAAATCTATTTGGATCAGGAAATGTAACCCTAAATGCCCTGTATTGATTTCCAGACACTTTGGGAACATCAATTTTAGCTCCATCAGAAGATCTAACATCAAAATAGGGATGCCCAACTGTTAAAAGGCGATCACTCATGGCATGGTAAAATACATTAGTTCTTTCCACATATTCATCGGTGCTTTGTACGCGTGCTACAGGTGGTGTTGGTGGTAAATACACTTTACCCGTCGCCGGAAGCCACAAGGTCATCTGTAAAACAATTACAAATATTTGCGTTTTCGTTTACGTCTTTTTAAACTTGGGTGTAAATAATAATCTCCACCAGCATCTTCAAAATTAATCACTACAGTTGGTGTGTCTGATTGTGGTAAAATTATTTCTGTGGTGTCACGGGACTCTGGATAAGCTACATTATAGCCTTGAACATCCTGAATATAAAATCCAGTATTTCTAGGAGACTCAAATCGAGGAACTGTGTATGTAGTAGTACTACGCCTTGCATTACCAAATACTAATTGAGACCCGCTAAAATCTTCTATATGATCTTCTAGTAATAAATCAGCAGAATTATAATCTATATCATCTGCTTCAGTTGTTTCCTGCAGGCCTACATTTAATGGCTCAGGCTCATCAATATTTATATCAATAAATGAACTCTCCATAGGAGCCTGTACAATGGTGCTATCCCCTGAGTGTTCTCCTAACAATTGCATTTCCAATGCTTCAGAGTCTATAGTGCTAAGATCTCTATAAAAATGAACCTGAGCTCCAACTTGTGCACCGCTTCTGGTCCTTATAGTGGCTCTTCTACCAAGTCTACTGACACGGACATAGCCTTCAGGAGTTTCAGAATATGTAGGTCTACCCAAACGAACTACATCTAGAAACTGTCTATCAGGTGGCTCCTCAAATGACTCTAAATCTCTTTCAAATGTTTGTGTAACCTCCTCCTCAAAGGCAGGGTTGTCAAACTGAAATCGTACCAAGCGTGATGGCCTTCCTAAAAACAGTGGATCTGTAACAGCTACTTGTTCAGTTAATCTTCGGTTATATAAAGCTCTTCGAAGACTTGAAAGAGACTGAACTGCTCTTTGAACAGGAGTGCTAGACCTAGGTGGTGTACCTTCCTCTATTTCAAAACTATATCTACTAGGCCATGTTTGCATTTCAAAACTTTCTTGTGCTGGTTCTATAGCTGCGCTGCGAGAACCACCTATATTTTGGCCTCCAGTGCCTTCAAAAACAATAACATGGTCTGATAAAGCAGATTCACCAGATAAAGGTGTAGACTCAGTTAGAACCTGAAATGCAGGGTTATGGTATTGTGTGCGAGACACTCTTGTTCGTGCAGGAGGACTGGGATCAGCAACCTCCAAAATAGCGCTGGAATCCCGACCTCCTGTAACAACAGGAGTATCAATATCCACAGTATCTGTTGGCACAGGGTGTATTTCTGCAATTGTTTCTAATTCAGGTAAAAGGTCAACAGCACTGCTGTCAGTTATTGTGACAATACTAGGTGCTGTAGGGTCAATTGGTGTGACTGTGTCAATTGGTATTACATCCGCTGGACCAATAAGTTCAGGTGTGACCCCAGGGCGAATTATGGTGGGGGCGCCTCCTACGCGCACCCCAGGGCCTTCTCCCAAAGGAATATATCCTGTTGCACCACCTGAACCACGGCCTGTACTGATTCCCAGCCCACCAAAAAAAACAGCACCACTTCCATACTTTAAAATTTGATCTGCAATGGTTGTTTGTTCCACTTTATTAATAACATCAGGGGGGCAAGTACCTGCTTGCTTGCAACCCCTGTAGATGTCAGTTACAGATGCACGTTTTACTCTACGTGCACGGGCCATGAGGAATGTTAGTAAATGTTAGTAGCAAAAGCAAAAAATAGCGCTTGTTAGTTAATTACAGGCACATGGGCTACAAATCATCTAAAGATCCTAATGACCAATCAACACCTGGTGGTAATTTCATTATGTTAATAAAAAGCTGTCTCTCAGTGTTTGAAGTAAATGCAAGTAACATCCGTGAACGTCCAATTCTATCATTAGTTGTACCCCCTACCCATGACCATGTGGTACTATAATATTTAACTAAGTCCCTATACTTTTTCTTAGCTCTGAAGCGAAAGCATTTCAATTTGTTAGCATCTCCACGTAGCACAATTACTGGGGGGTCCCTAGCGTCTTCCAGTAATCTTTCAAGTCGCCCATTATGTTGTCTACCAAGTGATTGAACTGAACTTCCCACGTCTGCAGGCGCAATGCCACCCCCTGAAGAAGACCCTCCTGATCTCGATTTGGATCGGGATCTGGATCTTGAGAGGGACCTTGATTGGGATCGTGTTGTGGGCCCCCTTCTACTTCTCCCTCCCCTTCCCCGCTCGGAGGAGGTGGAGGTTTCTCGGGATCGTCGCCGTCTGCGCCGGTCCCCTCCCCTGGGGATTTGTTGTCTCCCCCTTGAGGTGGACCTTGATCGCCTTGTTGAGTCTTCTTGTCTTTGTCCTTGTCTCTTTTGCCTCCGGGTGGTGGTGGTTGTAGGGCTAGATGCTTTTCGCTTGTACCGTCTGCTTTCGGTTCGTGGTGGTGTCCGTTTTCTGGTGGACACGGAGGTGGCAGTGGCAGTGGGCTGTCCGTTGGCCGGCGATTGGGATGCGGGGTTGATGGAGGTTGCTGTCCCCTCTCCAGCTGCCGGCGAAGAGCTAGTAACAGGAGCAAAGATAGTGTCCTCATTAACATGCACTTCCCAGATTCCAGTTTTGCCAAATCTGGCAGCATCAATTTCAAACTGAATGTAATAGTTTTTATAAGTTCCTTCCAAGTAATATGCACCATGATAGTCAACTTTCCCCTCAACTTTCTTCCATGTATCATCTAAAGTCTGATAATAAATGTGGGACCAGACAGTATAAACCATAAGGTTTTCAGGATCATTGTCAAACATGACCTCAATATTTTGTGGACCTTTTTTAAAGCAGTTTGCAGGTGCGCTTCTTACAGTCTCCAAACTAGTTTGTGTTAATGTCCATGGCTCCTTGCCATACTGTGATTTTTGTAAACTTTGCAATAAGATCACCATGCCAATAGCGTCTTTGGCTTTAGCCTCACTGGTGGCTAAAGGGGGTACAGGTTGATATCCTAAACGCATAACTCCATGCTGTCTGGCAAAATAAAATAAGACTTGTTCCTGCCTCAAATATTGCCAATGCATTATTTGAGTTTCTATGTCGTCTCGACCTGACTCATAAATGTCCATGAGATTCTCTTGTAGTGCATTGAAACGTTCGCTGAGAGTATCCATCGTCTCCCTCGTCTTCGTGATCACTGAGATCTAACTGTCTCCAAAGCCTTTCAAAAAAAGATTTCCAGCTTTGGTCAGTAAGTTTAAATTGAGGCTTATTATCACTATCAAAAGGAAACTTATGTGGAAATGCAAACGCTTGAATCCTGCTGTATAAATATCTATATTTTTCTTCTTTCATAATATCAATGTTGGACGTTAACATTAATGGTGGAAACCTAATTTGACATGGCGCCCTATGTTTCATATCTAAACAAACAGTATTACCATCTAATGCATTTCTTAAATACTGTTCTATATAATCCCAACATACATATGTTACATCATCTATCAATGCCACTTTTGTGTCTGCAACAGGCTGAAGCCAAAAGGTACTTTTATAATTCGCAAATGACAAAACCTTTCCCTTTAAAAGCTTTATTAAAGACATAGTAAACATAGATTTCCCTGTGTCAGGAGGCCCATAAAATAGCAAGCAGCTTTTCTTTGGAGTATTGTGTAAAAACAATTTAAACGCATTTAAAAACTGAATAAAATTAATCTCTTGATATCTAATAAACTTTACAATATCTGACCAATGTCCTTCCCCTTCCACAACCGCTAATTTTTTATGTATCCATGCAGACATTGACATTTCTTTCATTTCACCTCGTCTATAATGTCTAACCATAATTGCACAGTCCTTTACCAATCTTGCCTGACTATTATGTTGTAAAAATGCTCTAGCATTAGCATCTGTATCTGCAAGCTTGGCATAATGATAGGCAATTTCTGCTTCATCTGTTAACTCATTATCATATGCATACTGTACCATAGTAGATAAATCAAACTGTGTAGCTTCTGCTGTATGATGGCTTATCATTGTCTGCGTCATTATCCATTCAGGATACTCTCCATGAGCATAAACATTAGGATTCATACTACCTTTATACCAAAATAATGCAGACAATGTACTTCTAAGTTTTGGCGGTTCAGCTATTATTTGTACTTCTGATACTTGCAAAAGATTAGTTAGCAATCTTAATACTGTTTCTCTACTTTTTCCAACATTAAAACACAATAAATATAAACACATAGGAGGTATTTGATGCAACCAAATATAAGCACAATGCTGAATTAAAAGTTGTTTGGAACTTTCTAATAGTTCGTCTTGTACAGCATACACAGTTAATACCCAGTCTCTGCAGCATGTCTTGCTGCTTCTATATTGTCTAGTTAATTCCATATATCCCACTCCAAAAGCTTCTTTAAACTTAGCTAATAACATTGCTTTTACATTGCTACATTTTAGAAGATCTTTAACAATTCCCAGTCCCTTGGCACCCTGTTCTGGCGGCACAGAATCGGTCGCCGGTACCTCCACAGTCTGCTGAGTAAAATCTTGAGCTTCATTAAATGACAGTTCTAGTCCGCTGTCTTGTTCAAATAATCTCCTTTTAGATTTATGCTGTGGCGAAATGGAAATAGACTGCAGACGAGGACTAAGCTGCAAAACCTCTTGTGAACTGATATACTTTCGTTTTAGCCAGTGTATCTGTTGCTCGCTTTCCTCACTTTCTTGCTGGCATAATAATTCGCGGGAGTTCCCCTGTATAGTGTCCTCATTATCTATTAAGTCAGAAATGTCAGTATCTGTATTTTCTTCAAATAACTTTTCCAAATCACCATCTAAACTAGCATCAGAGCATTCTGCTTCTAGATCAAACCATTCACTACATCCTTCCTTAGGATCATATTTAGTACCTTTTTCGTCAGACATGGCGAAGTTTCTCTCGACACCCTGGACACACCAACTTAACTTCTCCAAATAGTAACTCTTCTTGTGCGCGAATTCCAAAAGAAGTTGCAACCACTATTAGTCGAAGCTTGGATTCACAGAAGCAACACGGAGCTACAATCTTGTATGGAATATGTTGTGGCTCCTCCTCTGTCTCTTCTTCACTTAACTCTTCGTAGCAATGCAGGTCAGTGGGCTGGACAAGCTCTTGCAGCTCAAGCTCTATATCTGGTATAGTAGCTTCTTTCCCAATCATTCTATCGACCCACAATGTCTACACAATCCTTTCCAATTGCGCCTTACCTTATGGAATTGCTGCTGGTTGTAACAAATATTTAACTTTTCTATTAAATCTAATTTCTTTAAACAAAATTTGCAACGAATAGTAATGTCTCCAACAGCTTTTCGCTCAACTACCTCAATCTCCCAACCACACACTGACTGTTCATAAAATGTAGAAAATTCAAATTGTGCAGTAGCAAAAGCACAACTGCTACAACAAGCAAAGACAAAGTCTTCTTCAGTCCAAATCAACTGCAAACATTTGCGATCAAAACTTACTAACTCTATATAAGTTAAAAATCTTTGACAAAACCTACACGGCAATAAAATATCTACTAAAGGTATACAAAGAGTGTCTGCAAGCTCCTGCACAGAAGAAGGCTTTGGCCTATCCATATAGCTCTCTAAAAAGTTTAGTCAGCATATTGTATTTAGATCAAGTAAGGTAACGCAGGCGGTTACATTTATTTATAAAGAGTGATTGTTGTTAACTACTATCATCCAAACCAATCAGAAAGTACCGCCTACGGTTCACAGATATAATCTTACCGTTATCGGTGCTGTGTTCCAAGAAAATGTACTGCCAAGTGTCTTGGCAGCAGTTCTGGCGGGCGCCTCGGGTGCTTCCACAAAAGCGGTGATAAAATCGCACCAGGTGCACTTTATATCTGATTAACCGGGTGCGGTTGTTGGCAATGACCTATACGGTTTAGTCACGAACATGGTAAAAAATACTTCACATACCTTATTAGTTTATTTGTTTATTAGAAACCGAAATCGGTCATGTGCGTTTGCGTTTGGTACCTTTAGAAACTTTTACAGAAGATCTGATGGTTTTGGA